AAATAGAAGAACTAAAAGAATTAGTAAATAAATTAATAAATAAATAATATGGCAATCACTTATACGTTTTTAACAAACGAAACAATGCAATTAGAAATAGCTCCTGTACTAGGTAGTTTAACAGACGTAGTAACTCGAGTAAGATACAATTATGTAGGGGTAGACGAAAATGGAATAGAAGGAACGTTCGCCGGTGCAACACCAATGCCACTACCTGAAGATACTGAAAATTATATTCCATTTGCAGATTTAACACCAGACGAAGTAGTTGCTTGGTTAGAAGCTACTGCGGATGTTGCTCATATGCAAGAACGCATTGCAAAGCAAATTGAAGCAAAGATTCATCCTATGTACGAACCTGTTCCTTCACCTTGGGCTACTCCAACTCCGACACCGGTTCCGCCAACAGTATAAATATAATAAGTTATGGCATTACCACCTTCAGGAACCTTATCTATAAACATGATTCGAAACGAATTAGTAACTTCTAGTGGTTCGCTTAGAGTATTAAGTGACATAGCTGGTTTTAATACTCCCGACAGAATATCTGATTTTTACGGATACAGTCCTGCTCCAGTTAATTCAGTTACGTTTAGTAGTTCATATTCTTATACAGGAACGGGTTTTGCTAGCTATAGTGGAACAGTTACTATAGTAGGATCGGCTGCTACTTTTAATGCTAGGTCAACGTCAACAGGGTCTGTTAGTACAGATACTAATATCAACATAAATGGAAATGCTAGAAGAGCTAGACAGTTAGGTCCTGGAACTTTGAACTCAACAACGTTTACTTTGTCAGCAGGAACTTATAGCTACACTTTTAGCTGTAACGTTTCTCCAGCAGGAACAGCTACAGGAATTGGTCAAATAATATTCACACAATAATAAAGCAATGGCAAAAGCAAAAAACGAATCTATTAAATTAGAAAAGAAAAAAATAAGTAGACCAGGTGTTCATGCTAAATCAAAGACATCAAGTCTTAAAGATTCTAAGAATTATAAGAAATCATATAAAGGTCAAGGGAAATAATGAGTAGAAAAGAAAAAATAGATTTGTTTTTAAACAAATGGGTTAGTAGAAAATTAACCGTATTTGCAATAGCTTCTATAGCTTTATTTTCAGGCAGTATAGAAAGCAATGATTGGGTGATAATAGCTACAGCTTATATATCGCTACAAGGAGTGACAGATATTGTAGAACGTATATATAAATCCAAGCATGAACAATAACGATCTAAAGATAGGAATCATAAACACCATATCAATGGCATTAAGTTTTTCAAATATTGAAAACACTTTAAAAATAGTGTTATTAGTATTCTCAATATTATATACCGGATTGAAAATATTCGAGACAATGAGAAATAAAAACAATAGCAAAGATATTTAATTAAATTAACAAACAATGCAATTATCTAAAAATCTATCACTAGCCGAAATGATTATCAGTAGCGAAGCAAAAAGAAGAAGTATTTCAAATATTCCAAGTGATGATCATTTAGCTAATATGAAAAAGTTAGCCATTAATGTATTCCAGCCTATTAGAGATCATTTTAAAGAGCCAATACATATATCTTCAGGTTATAGAAGCTTAGCTTTAAATAAAGCAATAAAAGGAGCCACAACAAGCCAACACTGTTCAGGCGAAGCTATGGATATTGATATGGATGGAACTGCAATTACAAACGCTCAAATATTTAATTGGATAAAAGATAATTTAGTATTCGATCAATTAATATGGGAGTTTGGTACAGATAAAAACCCGGATTGGGTACATGTATCTTATGAGTCAACTGGTAAACAAAGAAAACAAATACTTAAAGCAATAAAGAAAAATGGCAAAGCGTCTTATATTAATTATTAGTTTATTACTGTTTGTTTCTTGCGCATCAAGAAAGGTTGCGATTGTAAAAGAAGATATTAAAACTATTGTTGATAGTACTGTTGTCGTAAAAGTTGACGGTACTTATGTAAAAGAAAATAATGTGGTAACTGAGGATTGTGAAGAAGAAATAGAATACAAACCTTTAGATACATTAAAGCCAATGGTTATTGACGGTAAACAATACATCAATACCATTATAAAGTTAAAAAAGAAAAAAGGAATTAGGGTAGACAAAACCAAAGTAACAAGCAAAGTATCTTCTGTAAAAAAGTTAAATGTAAAAAGAGAAGATTCTAAAAAGTTAATCAATAAAAAGATTGATAAAAAAGCAAACTACTGGATGTATCTTTGGTTTTTAATACCTATAGCTATTATAATTGTTTTAGAGAAATATGGCAAGTCGTTGTTTACGTTAAGTAGGTAAGATTTTTGTAAAACGTGTAATATATAAACTATATCAATTAAATTAAATAAAATTATGTCAGACGCTATAGTCAAAAATTTAAGCTTCGGAAAAGAAGCAAGCGACAAAGTGTTCGCTGGAATAGAGAAGTTAGCTAAAGCAGTTAGCTCTACATTAGGAGCTAGTGGTAAATGTGTTCTTTTAGAAGATGCTGCAGGAAGACCTGTTATTACTAAAGACGGCGTATCCGTTGCAGATTCAATTATCTTGTTGGACCCTGTTGAAAATATGGGTGCTACATTATTAAAAGAAGCTGCTAGAAAAACAGTTAGAGAAGCCGGGGACGGAACTACAACTGCAACAGTATTAGCGCATTCAATTTTAAAGAATGCTTATGCTATTGAAAATCCTAATGCAAGAGAAATTAAAGAAGGTATCAATAAAGCTATTGAAAATGTAATTGAATACCTTGAAAGCATGTCAATAAAAGTTGAAGGCAATATGTTAGATCAGATTGCTACAATTTCAACAAACAACGATCCTGAATTAGGTAAGTTAGTTGGCGATGCTTTTAGATCAGTAGGCAATACAGGAATTGTTATGATGGAAACATCAGTAGACCCTGAATGTAGTTTACAAATTGTTGAAGGTGTACAATGCGATATGGGATTAACCAATACGCATTTCATTACAAATCATAAAAATAAATCGGCAGAGTTAGAAAATCCATTAGTATTATTGGTTGAATCACCTGTTGAAAGTATAAGACAAATCCAATCAGTATTGGAGTATGTTATAAAGAATAATAAATCATTACTTATTATTGCTGACGTAGATCAAACAGTATTGTCTACATTGGCAATGAACAAATCAAAAGGTAATATAAAAGTAAATGTTATCAATGCACCAACTTATGGTATTAATAGAAAAGAGATCTTTGACGATCTTGCTTTATTAACTGGTGCAACATTAATAAACGAAGACTTAGGTGATGACTTAGATTTAATACAACCTGAATTATTAGGAACTTGTCTTAAGAGTATTACTAACCACGAAGAAACTATCTTGCACGTTGGCGAAACTAAAGAAGAGGTATTAGAGATTATAGAAGAGATTAAAAAATCATTATCTGAGAATCAACCGAGTCATAAAGTTATTAAGTTAGAAAAAAGATTAGCTAGATTAACAGCAAAAATTGCTATTGTTAAAGTGGGAGCTAATTCAGAAATAGAATTAAAAGAAAAAGCTGATAGAATTGAAGATGCAATTTGTGCAACAAAAGCAGCAATTAAAGAAGGTATTGTGCCAGGCGGCGGAATTGCTTTATTAAATGCTTCGTACAATGTTGACGCAAAATCTTTAGGTGAAGAAATATTACTAGACTCTATTAGAGCGCCATTCAATACTATATTAGCAAATGCAGGTATTGATGTTGTTTCATTAGATCCGGTATCTAAAACAGGTTACGGTCTTAATGTTATTACAAACAAGACTGTTAATATGATTGAAGCAGGAATTATTGATCCATTATTGGTTACTAAAAGTGCTTTAAGAAATGCCGGATCTGTAGCTACAACTATATTGTCAACTGATTGTGTAATTAATAATTTAAGAGCATAATGAAGGCAATAGGTAAAGTTTTAATTATAGAGAAAATAAAAGAAGGTACAACCTCAACTAAAGGAGGATTACTTTTAGCAGAAAACCAAAGAGAAGATATAAGATACGTAGAAGCAAAAGTATTACGTGTAGGTGATGAAGTTGTCGGTGTTAAAGAAGGTGATAGTATTTTCTTTGATAGACACGCAGGTCACAAAATAGAATACGATAAAGAAATATATCATATTATTAAACTAGGAGATGTAGTTGTTGTGTTATGAGTCGCTTAGAGGCATCAGATATTAAAGATCTTGGTTTATTAAAGCATTATAGGATAATACGAAGATGGGCATGCAGAAATAATAATTTAACAGACGCTGATTTAGAACTGTTAATTTATTTTGATTGCATGGACTTCTTTACCAAACAGGATTATAAGATAGGTACTTACGCATACAGTTGGGATAATAAACGCTGGAACAATTTATTAAAAGAGGGTTGGATCGTGGTATGGAGACCCAGAAACCACACAACTCAAAAATACAATATATATAAAGTTTCATTCAAGTGTAAACAACTTATAAGTCGCATGTACCGTATAATGCTTGGCAAAGAAGATATACCAACAAGTAGTAGAAATGTTATAATGAATGGTAAAACATATACTGACACAGTAATGATTACCGCAATAGAAAATACAAATAAAGATAAAACAAGAAATAAACATGGGGATTATTAATAACACCAGAGCATTTGTTGATAGGGTAAAAGCTAATCAATCACCAATGCCAAACGCAGGAATGCAGCCAAATGCAATTAGTCCAACTGCTTTTTCAAATCAGAATACAATTCAAGGAGTGTTTGGTCAATCAAATCCTGGTACATTCACAAGATCAGTTGGTGCCACTCCGTTAATGCAAATGACAAGCCAAGGATATATTCCGCCAATGGATCCAACAAATCCAACTCAACAAACTGACGTTAATGCTATTATGGCAGGAACCGACGGCGCGTTACAAGGATATGAACAAGCGCAACAAGGATATGGGCAACCAGTTCCGCCTCCAATGGGAGTACAAACACCAATTACACCAAACTACGATTTAAACGGACAATAATTATGAAAATAAACACAACAAAACACCCGCAAGTACCTTTAGATAGAGAGGGGCAATTATCTGGATTAGGAGCTAACGCTGTATGGGCTGGTCCGTGGAATTCAGAAGGTTATCCTAAAGGTAAAGGATCCAGTAGCGGAATTACTGGTATGATCTTTAATAATGACAAGCCACAATATCACGCTGCACCAATAACTCAAAGAGCTAAACCTCAATTTTTAAAATAATGTCTTTAGACTTAGTAAGAAAAAATAGCAGTTCTCCTTTTCATCTTCAAAGAAGCATGGTGGACCAAGGAGGTGCTGGAGGTGCTTATGAATCAGGCGGTTTTGATCCGGATAATGTATACAATAATGATGCTGCTAATGCAGCTATAATGTCATTTGGTAAAATTGTTGGGGCAGGTTTAACAGCTGCGGGTAAAGACAAAGAAAAACCTAAAGATAAAATAAAGAAGCCTGAAATATCAACTTCAGCAAGCAATGATGCTCAAAGCTTTGAAACATTCAAAGAAGAAAGTAGACAAGCAAAAGAAACAACGGCTGCCTTAGGTAAACAACTAGGCGGTCTTTGGAAAAGATAATAAATAATAATAAACAATAACAAACACTTAAACACTAAAACAAAAATGGCAAAATTTATCCAAATTCCTACAACTGTATCTGGTTCTCCTGTTATCTTATTTAACGCAGATAATATTGATGCAGTTTCTTACTTAACAGCTACTACATTTGCTATCTATGCAGGGGCTAAATCTTACACTTTTACAACTAGTGCTGCTGGAGCCGCTGGAACTGTTGCTGCAGTTAACAAAGCAATCCTTGCTGTTAATGGACCAGTATTGGTTGACGTTGTAATGCCTACAGGAGTTACAATCGGTGCTTTACCAGTTGTAGCATAATTATAAAAATTTAAAACAACCGTAAAGAAATTTGCGGTTGTTTTATTAAATATAAAAATATCATGGCGATCAAAAAGAAAATTGTAGAAAAAGCTACAGGAGAAAAATACACTTCAAAAGCAGCAATGGCTAAACACGAAAAAAAAGAGTCTAAGTCAATGCAAAAGAAAGAAGTTTTAAAAGGCAAGTCTCCAGCTAAAATGAAAAAATGCTAATATGGCATTTATAATGAAGGGTGCCCCGTATAATACGGATAATACCCCAATTTATAGTGTTGATATGGATGATAACATTTTAGGTATGGCTCAAAACAATGGTTCTATACTTATAAACAAGAATGTATCGCCCTTAGAATTAAAGAAAAATAAGACCATTGAGCATGAGATGGTTCACATCGATCAAATGAAAAGAGGTGATTTGGATTATACTGATTCTCATGTTATATGGAAAGGTAAAAAGTATTTGCGCGCTTCTATGAAGGAAGGTTCAAAAAAATTACCTTGGGAAGTAGAAGCTTATAAAAAGCAATAAATACGCGTAATATTAATAATAAATAACAAAACAAAATGGCATACGTACAAAAACCAGGTAGAGGTAACAGCGCAAAAACAGGAAGCGGAATTCCTTCACCACTTAGACAAGATGGATCTATAGTTGATACAGTAGTAAAAAAGGCAAAAGAAGTTGGTAGTGCAATATCTCATGCTAATAAAGCTGGAAAATATTCTTATGATCAAAGTAGAAAATCAGCATCGTTCGCAGGAGACTTTGGAGGCGGAAACGGAGGTGGCGGAAGATCATATACTAAAAACCCTATTGATTATGTTGCAGGGTTTGCTAGTGACATTGTATCTGGCGGTAAAGAAAAAACTTGGGATTCTGAAAAAAAGAAAAAATCCCCAATGAAACAAGTGGTTAGTAAAAAAACTGCTTATGATGTTAAAGAGGCTAGCAATCAAAAATTAAAACCTAGTGCTAGAAAACATTATGCTGAAAATGCTCAAGCAGCAATGAAAAACAAAAAGAAAAAATAAAATCAAATGACTACAGAGGAAATTGCGGGTAAATTAGCGTTCTTTCATGAACAGGTCCATCTTATACATTGGCAAACAAGAAGTTACGCGGAGCATCAGGCTTTGGGTAGTTTCTATGATTTTATACAAGACTTTAAAGACGATGTGATCGAAAAGCTAATGGGTTATACCGGCAAAAGAATTCAAAGTCTTAAGATAGATGCTATTGATCCAAAAGCAGACTCTATGAAAATTGTTGACGAAATTCAAAAGTTTTCAAAAGAATTAGAAGCGTTTGGTGATTCTAGCAAATTTGGAGATATTAGTAATTTAGCGCAATCACTTTCTGGTGAAGCAGCTAAAACAAAATATCTATTAACGTTATCATAAACAATTAAATTAAATTAAATCAAACAAAATGTCAGAAACAAAAAAGATTACAGCAGAACAATTAGAAACACTTGTAAAAAACCAAAGAGAGCTTAACGGAGTATTAGTTAACATCGGGGTTTTAGAGTCACAAAAGCATGGTTTATTACACCAATTAGCAGATATTAATAAAGAAACTGAAGAGTTTAAATCTGAATTGAAATCACAATACGGATCTATTAATATTAATTTAGAAGATGGTTCTTATGTTGAGGTTGAAGAAGATTCAAAAGAGCCTGCTAAGCTTGATGTAGTGTAATAATGGAAGCAGTTATTAGAAAGATAAGTATTGGTACGGACTATAAGAACGAAGCAATGCACTATTCCATCGGACAACAAGTATACGGAGGGCACGAAATTGCTTATATAAAGTCAGATCAAAAAGATTCTTCTTATAACATTTATATAAAAAAAGGAGACGAAGTAATGCCATGGAAGAAATTTAATTCAAATATGGCTATCTCCGTAGAATACGATTTGGAATACTAATGAAAAGTGTATTTAATTTTATTGTAAAACCCGTAGGGGCCAGATACAATAACAAAATTAAAGTAGGAGACAAAGATCTTATACTGAATACAAAAATAGAAAGTTTTAAATCTGTGAATAATTTAGCGGAGGTAATATCTACCCCGCTAGCTTATTCAACTAATATTAAAGTTGGCGATATTGTTCTTATACACCATAATGTTTTTAGAAGATTCTATGACATTAGAGGTAATCAAAAGAACAGTAGAGCTTTTTTTATGGATGATTTATACTTCTGTGATTTGGATCAAATCTACTTATATAAGTCTGGTGATGAGAAATGGAATACATTTGGTGACAGATGTTTTATAAAACCATTAAAGAATATAGACGATTTAAAGCTTAATAAAGAGCAAGAGCTTATTGGAATACTTAAGTATGGAAATAACTCCTTAAACAAGCTTGAAATTAACGAGGGAGACCTTGTAGGTTATACTCCGTATGGTGAATTTGATTTTATCATTGATGGAGAACGACTTTATTGTATGAAATCTAATGATATTGTAATTAAATATGAACGTAAAGGAGACGAAGCAGAATATAATCCAAGCTGGGCACAAAGCGGTACTTGAATTAATCAAGGTTGCTGAAGAGGCTATTTTGGATAATGGTGAAGACGATTTGTCTGCTGATAAATTAAAAAATGCCGCTGCTACTAAAAAGCTTGCAATATTTGATGCCTTTGAAATATTAAGTCGCATCGAAGAAGAAGAAAAATTATTAGCAGAAGGCGAAAAAGAAGCGGAGGTTAAAGTATTTAAAGGCTTTGCAGAAGGGAGATCCAAATAATGTACGAGCAAACTTTATATAAAATAATACCAGACTATATTAAGTCTAGTGTTATTAAACAAAACAATCGCTTAAACAAGTGGAAATATGGATATAATAAAGACCATGATGTGGTTGTTATTAGTAAGACTGGAAAGATTGGTGAAATCATTGAAATCCAGAATTTAAAGATAGCATTACCACTAGCGGAAAATGCATATTCAAGATCCGCTAAAAAAGAAGAACAATATTGGGAGCAAATGGGCTACCCAAAAGAAATAAGTAAAATAAAAAGCACGTTTGATTGGAATAAACAACCGGATTCTTTTAAAGACAGATGGTATGATTATATTGATAACGAGTTTAAATATAGAGAAGAAGGTTTATTCTTCTACAATAACGGGAAACCTACTTATATAACTGGAACGCATTACATGTACTTGCAGTGGAGTAAGATTGATATTGGGGCACCTGACTATAGAGAGTCAAATAGATTGTTCTTTATATTTTGGGAAGCTTGTAAAGCAGATCCAAGATGTTACGGTATGTGCTATTTAAAGAATAGACGTTCCGGGTTTTCGTTTATGTCCTCTGCTGAATTGGTGAATCAAGCAACTATATCTAGTGATGCCAGATTTGGTATATTATCAAAGTCTGGAGCTGATGCCAAAAAAATGTTCACCGATAAGGTGGTACCTATTTCTATTAACTATCCATTCTTTTTTAAACCTATTCAAGACGGTATGGACCGTCCAAAAACAGAGTTAGCTTATCGTATACCTGCTTCTAAATTAACAAGAAAGAAGTTGGATTCAAACGATAAAGTTGAAGAGATGGATGGGCTTGATACAACAATTGACTGGAAAAACACAGGGGATAACAGTTATGATGGTGAAAAATTAAAATTACTAGTTCATGACGAAAGTGGTAAATGGTTAAGGCCTGATAATATATTAAATAACTGGAGAGTTACTAAAACCTGTTTAAGATTAGGTAGCAGAATTATTGGCAAGTGTATGATGGGTTCAACATCAAACGCTTTGGATAAAGGAGGAGACAATTTTAAAAAATTATATTATGCTTCGGACGTTACGAAAAGAAACCGCAATGGACAGACTAGCTCAGGATTATATAGTTTGTTCATACCTATGGAATGGTCGTACGAGGGATTCATTGATACTTATGGCTTACCTGTCTTCGACACTCCAGAAAAACCAGTCAAAGGAGTCGACGGAAACGAAATAGAATATGGAGTTATTGAGCATTGGCAAAATGAAGTTGATGGTTTAAAAAATGATCAAGATGGATTAAACGAATACTATCGCCAGTTCCCAAGAACAGAACAACATGCGTTCCGTGACGAAACAAAACAATCCTTATTTAATCTTACAAAAATCTATGAACAAATAGATTATAACGAAGATTTAAAAAATACAAGCGTTGTTACAAAAGGAAGTTTTATGTGGGAGAATGGTATACCTGACACAAAAGTTATATTTTATCCTAACAAAGATGGTAGATTTTTAATATCGTGGATACCGCCATTGCATTTGCAAAATAATGTAATAATTAAAAATGGAATGAAATACCCTGGTAATGAGCATATTGGCGCATTTGGATGTGACCCTTATGATATATCAGGTACAGTTGATGGTAAAGGATCTAATGGAGCATTAAGTGGATTAACTAAATTCTCTATGGATGATGCACCGCCAAACGCATTCTTTTTAGAATATATAGCCAGACCACAAACAGCAGAAATATTTTTTGAAGAAGTTTTAATGGCATGCATATTTTATGGTATGCCAATATTAGCAGAGAATAACAAACCAAGATTATTGTTCCATTTTAAAAGAAGAGGATACAGAGGCTTTTCAATGAATAGACCTGATAAAGCTTATTCTAAATTATCAATAACTGAAAGAGAAATTGGTGGAATACCAAACTCAAGTGAAGATATTAAACAGGCTCACGCCGCTGCTATTGAGTCATATATAGAAGATCATGTTGGATTGCTTGAGACCGGTTATGGCAATATGTATTTTAATAAAACATTAAACGACTGGGCAAGATTCAATATAAATGATAGAACAAAGTATGATGCTTCTATCAGTTCTGGGTTAGCTATAATGGCTTGCAACAAAAGTAGATACACACCGACAAATCCTATAATTAGGCAAGTGCATAATTTAGGTATTAAAAAATACGACAATACAGGTTCTTTATCAAAAATATACTAAATGAATATATACACAAATACAAATAGTGCCTTCCCAAGTCAGGTAGTACCTGATTCAGTTAAAGCGTCTGAAGAGTACGGGTTACAAGTATCACGTGCTATAGAACAAGAATGGTTTGAGCAGGGTAGAACTACTGGTAATAGATATTTAACTAATTGGAATAACTTTCACCAATTAAGATTGTATGCTAGAGGAGAACAATCTGTACAAAAATATAAAGATGAATTAGCTACCAATGGTGATATTTCATATTTAAACTTAGACTGGAAACCTGTTCCAATTATATCAAAATTTGTGGACATCGTGGTTAACGGTATGTCACAAAAAAGTTATGATATAAAAGCTTACGCTCAGGATCCGGAATCTTTAAAAACAAAAACAAATTACGCCCAAGCTATTCTTAGAGATATGTATTCTCAAGACTTGCTTGATAAAGCTAGATCTTTAACAGGCGAGGACTTTGCTAGTTCTCCTTTGTCAAAAGACGAATTACCAGAGACTAAAGAAGAGTTAGAACTTCACATGCAATTAGATTACAAACAATCTATTGAAATCGCAGAAGAAGAAGCTATCAATAATACTTTAGCTCAAAACAAATGGGACTTAATTAAAAGAAGATTAAACTACGATTTAACGGTTATAGGTATTGCATGTGCTAAAACTAACTTTAATGTTAGTGAAGGTATTAAAACAGAATACGTAGACCCTGCTTATTTAGTTTATTCATATACTGAAGATCCAAACTTTGAAGATATATATTATGTTGGAGAAGTTAAAGCAGTTACAATTCCAGAGTTACAAATGCAATTTCCGCATTTATCAGCTGACGAATTATATAAGATACAACAAATGCCTGGTAATAGACAATATATTACAGGATGGGGTAACTACGATGAGAATACCGTTCAAGTACTATACTTTGAGTATAAAACTTATATGAACCAAGTATTCAAAATAAAATATGGTGAAAATGGAATGGAAAAAGTTCTTGAAAAGACCGACGATTTCAATCCACCACCAAGTGACAAATTTGATAAAGTATCAAGATCAATCGAAGTATTATATACTGGAGCAAAAATCTTAGGTACAAATATGATGTTAGAATGGAGGTTATCAGAGAACATGTCTCGTCCATATTCTAATATGACTAAAGTTGAAATGAACTATGTTATTTCAGCGCCAAGAATGTACAAAGGTAGAATTGATTCTATTGTAAACAAGATTACAGGTTTTGCGGATATGATCCAATTAACTCACCTTAAGTTACAACAAGTAATGTCTAAGATGGTTCCTGATGGGGTATTTGTGGATGTTGATGGTTTAGCTGAAGTTGATTTAGGCAATGGTACAAATTATAATCCAGCGGAAGCATTAAATATGTATTTCCAAACTGGTAGTATAATTGGTAGATCACTTACTCAAGATGGTAATATGAATGCCGGTAAAGTTCCTATTCAGGAATTAAGCAGCTCATCTGGTCAGGCAAAAATACAATCGCTTATACAGACTTATCAATATTATTTACAAATGATAAGAGATGTTACAGGACTTAATGAAGCTCGTGACGGAAGTATGCCAGAAAGAGATACGCTTGTAGGGCTTCAAAAGATGGCCGCTAACGCATCAAATACAGCTACCAAACATATTTTACAATCAAGTTTGTTTATAGCTCTTAGAATATGCGAAAACATCTCGCTCAGAATTGCGGATTGTCTTGATTATCCATTACTAGCTAAGGTACTAGAAGAAAGTATTACTACTTATAATGTAGCTACCTTAAAAGAAATTAAATACTTAAACCTTTATGATTTTGGTATTTACTTAGAATTAGAGCCTGATGAAGAAGAAAAAGCTTTATTAGAACAAAACATACAAGTTGCATTGCAAACAGGTGGAATAGATTTAGATGATGCTATTGATATTCGCCAAATTAAAAATCTAAAATTAGCTAATCAAACGCTTAAGTTTAGAAAGAAGAAAAAACAAAAAGCAATGCAAGAAGCGCAAATGGCTAATATTCAAGCGCAAGCGCAAGCAAATCAGCAAACAGCAGAAAAGGCTGCATTGTTCGAAGTGCAAAAACAA